TTGGTATAGTTGCACTGTACTAGGTGACGTGTGCCGGTTGCGGTTTCTTTAGTCGCGATGATTTCGTATGCTGTATATGTCATTTTATAACCTTTCGTTGTCGTTTTGTTATGTGTTAAGTATACCATATATATCGTCATTTGTCAATAGCAATCTTTACTTTTTTTCAAAAGATTTTAGATCTTTTTGTGTTGTGTGAATGTATCGTTGTAGCTTATGATCATAGAACATAACACGTTCACCACTGATAGATACATTGTTTGGCGTGGTTGTGTGTACCCAATCGGATTTGACGCCGATACCCTTAACGATAATGTTGGCGGTTGAATCTGTGTTGGCGATGAAGTTTTCAAATTTAGTCATAGTTGTTTACTCGTGTTGTTGTTAACTTGTTATGCCTTAAGTATATCATATATATCGGCACTTGTCAAGTACAATCTTAACTAAATAATAAAAAAACAGGAAATTATTTTACCGGGCAGCCCGAGTTTTCGTAAGTCCTTACAGTCAAACGACTTACGAAGTTTTTACTCATTCGCTGTGCCGTACTTCTCGAAGTAGGAAGCCATAGCGTCTATCTTGGATTGTGGTACTTCTACCACGCTGATAACCTCACAGCTATCGTGCCACTTGTTGAAGCGGAAAACTGTTTCCCCGCTATCGTTCTGTCGTAGTTGGTCACGGCTAACGCTACGGAAAGTAGTTGGTCGATTGGTGATTGGGTCGATTGCTTTAACGTCGAATCTTTTCATTGTGTTTACCTTAGTAAGTGTTGTGTTTGTTATGCTTTAAGTATACCATACTTATCGGCGTTTGTCAAGGGGAAACTTTAATAATTCCCAAAGTTTTTTTAGTAGCCGATACCGTGTGACCATTTAAGGAATTCAATAAGTGCTACGATACCGAACATGAATCCCAAGCAAGGAATTGCGATTGTGAAGAAGGCGGCTACTGCGTCGATGATTCTTGCGGTTTTCATTTTGTTTTCCTTTTGTTGTTGTGTCTTTATTATACTATACTTATCGGAATTGTCAATAGCTATCTTTAACTATTTATGAAATTTACCAAAGTATTTTTTCTGTCCCATAAGCCTTGAAGCTTTCTGTAAACACAACTCTTGTTGTGCTGTCCCAATTCGTTAGCCCACTCATCAAGAGCCTTTTCAATCTTTCGGTCAGTCTTGAACAATTCTAGTTTAGCTTCGTTGCGTGTCATGTTATTACCTTTTCGTTTAACTTGTTATGATCTTATTATACCATAAGTATCGGCGTTTGTCAAGACCTATCTTGAAAGAATTTCTGATTTTGTCCAGAAAAATTCTTTCTCATCCATTCGCTCAACGTGTGCGGGAATGTCCCGCTTATCGGTGATGATGCTGATGGTCTTGCCGTTGTCGTTTGTGAAAGTCATTTGAATCATGTTATTACCTTTGTTGTTTGTTATGTCTCTATTATACATATATCGGCAGAAATGTCAATAGCCATTAGGGAAAAATCTAAAAATAAACATAGAAAAAAAATAATGAAAAAAGTCTAGTTTTTTGTTCGATTTGCTCTTGACAACGCCACCGCGAGATGAGAGGGTGGTTTGGACGAAATTGGGACAAAATATTTGTAAATGTCTTAGCTAAACCGCCACGACTTGACACTATTTGTGTCTTTTCGCTTATAAATTGTGTATAGTTTTTCGTGATAAGCTATAATGTTGAGGGAGGATACAAAATGTCTAATAAAAAAACAAATGCACAAGATATAGAGTCGATTGTTACCGCTAAAAGCGTTGGCTCTCTACATGAACAGATCAAAGCCGAGCTAGAGGCTAAAATAGCAGATCCACCAGAGGGTGGGCTAGGAGCCGTGGTTGTTTGGGAAGAATCTACCAAAAACCCTGTTGAGGGAAGAGCCAGAGAGATCGCCAAAGAAAAGCATCTCATGAAAAGTTTAGACGAAATGGAAAAAGCATTGGAAGAAGATGAAAATTCCAGAAGACATTAATGAAGAAGAAGCTACTCGCGTAATAATGAAGATCGCCAAGAGACTGGCCCCTAAATATGTCTTTGCCTCATACGAAGTAGAAGATATAGAACAGGAGGCCTTCCTCATAGGAGTCGCAGGTCTAGAGAAATATGACCCAAATCGCCCCCTAGAGAACTTCATGTACACTCATATTAATAATCGCCTGAAGACTTTTAAACGAGATAACTATTACAGGCTAGATTATGGCACCGCAGCCCAAAAAATACAGGACAGAAAGAAAAGCCTGCTTGAGCCCATAGATATTGACTCTATATACGGAATATGTAGTTACGACCAGTCCAACAACAATGCCCAAATACATGAGACCCTAGAACTGATAGACAAGAAACTTCCAGCAAACCTAAGACGCGACTATCTCAAACTACAATCAAACTCTCCTCTGCCAAAAGGCCGCAAGGCTGTAGTCATTGAAGCGATAGAACGTATTTTAAACGGAGACTACGATGAAGAAGGGTAGATATTCTGTTGAGGACATGAAATTTATCGAGGCGAATGCCGAGGTTCTTTCTCCAGAGGAAATAGCTGAAGCAATTGAGCGAGATCCAGATAGTGTCCGTGATTGGATAGGTAAAAACATAGGTTTCTCAGCGAAGCAGAAAAAAGAAGCCGCTGTTGCCAATGAACTCAAATCTAAACCTTACTACCGCGAATTGATTCACCAATTTGCTGCTGAAGAATTGGAGATGTTTGAATTCCACTTCAAGAAGATGTGGAGTCAGTTTAAAGATGATGTATTTCATACAGAAGAAATGCAGATCATCGACACGATCAAGCTTGAAATCCTAATGAACCGTATTCTCAAGAGCCAACAAGAGAACCAAACGCAAATTGTTACGTATGAAGCATTGGTGCGAGAAGAAAAGGCGGTGGACAAAGATCAAAGAGACATGGACTACATCATCCAACTGGAGCGTCAGGTAGCTGTTCTCCGGGCCTCACTAGAGACTCTATCTAAAGACTATAAAGATCTCCAAGCTCGCAAGGCGACGATGCTAAAGGATCTCAAGGGCACCAGAGAGCAACGAATCAAGGCAATCGAGGACAGCAAACAAACATTTGCAGCACTTGTAAAACAAATAGCGACAGACGAAGCGTTTCGCACCAAAATCGGGATCGACATGGAAAAGATGCGATTAGCTATGCAAAACGAGAAAGAACGACTTTCTGAGTACCATAAATATGAGGATGGAGCGGTAGACCAGCCGTTTTTAACACCAGACACTTTAATCGAAGAGGAATAGGACAAATTAAATGAAGGCGATTATTTTCGGAATAACCGGTCAGGACGGAAGCTATCTAGCGGAATTACTACTAGAAAAAGGATATGATGTAGTTGGCGTGACCAGAAGAGTTAGTGTAAACACACTATCCAGACTTGAAGACATCCTGCCAAAATTAACTTTAGTTGAGGGCGACATTACGGACGCCTTTAACGTGAGACAAATAATTGAAGACCACGAGCCGGATGAAATATACAATCTTGCCGCACAATCTCACGTTGGGACTAGCTTCAAGCAGCCAAGCCTCACATGGGACATAACTGCTGGTGGGGTGCTAAATATCTTAGAGGCCATCAGATACAGCCAAAGAAGAGACGATATTAAATTTTATCAGGCTAGTAGCAGCGAGATGTTTGGTAAAAACTATAGCGTAAGCGACAACACAGTGGCATTGGACAATGTGCTTGGATCTATCGTTGTAGACGACCCAAGTGCTAAAGACGGAATATACGAAAGAAAAAAGTATCAAGATGAGGATACTCCCTTTATTCCCCAAAGTCCTTATGCTATAGCCAAGTTAGCTGCCCATCATCTTGTAAGAAACTACAGAGAGGGCTATGGAATTCATGGTAGCTGTGGCATCTTGTTTAATCACGAAAGCGAAAGACGTGGAGAGCACTTTGTTACTCGTAAGATTACCAAATGGATTGGTGAGTTCGTCGCCTCTGGCATGGACGACAGCTTCCCAGCTCTACGTCTAGGCAACTTGGACGCCAGAAGGGACTGGGGACACGCAGCAGACTATGTAGAGGCCATGTGGCTTATGTTGCAGCAGGAAGAGCCTGATGACTATGTGGTGGCCACTGGAGAGACATATAGCGTTAGACAGTTTCTAGATGCTGCGTTTAGTCATGTAGGAATAGATAACTGGGATAAGTACGTCGTTATAGATCCCGAATTCTATAGGGCTGCTGAAGTAGACTATCTGCTCGGTATACCAAAGAAAGCCGAGCAAAAACTAGGCTGGAACAGAAAGGTTTCATTTAAAGAATTAGCTACTAGAATGGTGGATTACGATGTCAAGAAGGCGAGATTACAACGATCCTGTCTACAAGAGATTCAGGAGTGAGGTTCTCAAGAGAGACAAATACACTTGCCAGATGTGCGAAAAGAAAGGCAAACGTGTAAGATTAAATGTACATCACATAATGAAGTGGAGTTCTGCTAGTACGCTTCGTTATGACACGGATAACGGAATAACTTTGTGCAACAACTGTCACAAAGACGTAACGGGAAAAGAGTCACACTATATTTCATATTTTTCAGAAAAGGTAAGGAGAAATAAAAAATGAATTTTTTCAACAAAGACAACTCAGAAAAGGAAGCTGAACCGGCAGCTCCAAGCGTGTCTGCATCACAGGCTTTTGCGGATAAGGTTATCCCAGCCGTAGATGCTATTCAAGCGGGAGAAACTCTTACGTTTGAGTTCAGTGCAGATCATGAGCATGTAGAGGCTTATAATACACTCTTCAAGTCTCGTAGATCTAGAGAGATCAGTGTAGAGCCTGACTATAGGCACAACCTTCTCGTTGTAACAAGCCTAAAGTCAACAAATCCTCCAGAGCCTGAACCAGAAGCAGAGGCACCCACTTGGGCCAATGATGTTGGAGCGGCTATTGATGGTGCTGTTTCTGAGCCCGAGGCAGAAGAAGGCGATGACGAAGAAGGTTAATAGCTACACCGTCATAAAAGACACCCGTGAACAGGACGGATGGTTTTTCTCTCCATATGACAGATGTTCTGGCATGGAGATAGGAACTCTGCATACTGGAGACTACACTCTTAAGGGATTTGAGGATGTCGTCTGCGTGGAGAGAAAGGCCTCTGTTTCTGAAATAGCTATGAATTTAGGGCGGAAGAAAAAGCCCTTTCAGGAAGAAATGGAAAGAATGAGAGACTTTGAGTTCTCCTTTCTTATATGTGAGTTTAGTATGGATGACGTACTAAAGTTTCCGGAAGGATCAAAGGTTCCGTCAAGAGCTAGATCTAAATTAAGAATTACTGGAAAGTACTTGCTCAAGTGTCTGATGGAATTCGAGATCTGGTATAACACAAAAATAATTTTTTGCGGTAACAAGAACAATGCGTTTCTTGTATGCAACAGTCTTTTTAAAAGACTAAATGAATTATTCCAGACGGAAAGAAATAGTGACCCAGAAAAGTCCAATAAATCAGCCTTCTAAAATTAACATGGGGGTAAATATGAATAAAAATGAAGATAGGTTGGGAGACGTACATAGCTATGGATTGGATTTAAGAAACAGAGAAGTTTTCTTACACAACAAGGAAGCCGAAGAGAATCCGGGTGTTGACTATAGGATGGCTATTAGTTTTCTAAAGAATATAAGAATTTTAGAAACACAAAACAGTCAGCCAATAACAATACATATGCAGAGCATAGGCGGAGAATGGTATTCTGGTATGGGCATTTATGATACGATAAAGTCATGCAAATCTCCCACGAAGATTATAGCGTATAATCAAGCAGAGTCAATGAGCAGCATAATACTTCAGGCCGCTGATAAAAGAGTATTAATGCCCAACTGTCTATTTATGTGTCATTATGGTTCAACCGACTTATCGGGCGACTACCTTAGCTCACATAACTTTGCAGCAATAGACAAAATAAATATGCAAAATATGGTAGATATATATGCAGAAAGATGTCACAAGAAAGGAAAATATTTCAAGGAAAGAGAAGACTCCCTCTCCAAGGTTAAAAGTTACATAAAAAGAAAAATGAAGGACGGGGACTGGTATCTAAATCCTGAAGATGCGGTACGCTACGGGTTTGCTGATGCTATCTTTTCAAAAAAATAAAATATGAAAAACAAACTTCTAGAAGACGCTTGGTTGGGAATAACGGTAGACGAGTCTACCCTCTTTAACCCTATGGACTTTGTTATGCAGGATTCCGATAACGATGCCCTGCTTAAAAGGCTATCTTGGCTCATGATGAAGCCCGAGTATTTTTCATTTGTTTGTAAGTATGTGTTAAACATAGAGCTGTCACCTTTTCAGGCGTTGCTCTTGTATGAGATGTGGAACAGAAAGTTCCCAATGCTCATAGGAAGTCGTGGTATGGGTAAATCTTTCATCCTCTCTGTTTATCCTCTTCTGCGTGCTTTATTCATGCCGCGACGACAAATAATTATTGTGGGTGCCGCCTTTAGGCAATCAAAGGTTTTGTTTGAGTATATGGATACCATTTGGAAAAATGCTCCTGTACTTAGAGATCTTTGTGCCAATAACAGCGGCCCAAGGAGAGATGTGGATAGATGTGTAATGCATATTGGTCAAAGCCGTGTTACATGTCTTCCGCTTGGCGATGGTAGTAAGATCAGAGGCCAGAGAGCCAACGACATCATTGCAGACGAATTTGCCTCTATCCCCAGAGATATATTTGAAAATGTTGTTGCTGGTTTTGCTGCTGTCGCCGCCTCTCCAATTGAAAAGGTAAAGCAGAAGGCAAAAGAGAAGAAAGCTAAGGAGCTAGGCATTCCCGTTAGCGAAAAAAAGAAAAACACAATGGATAAGTCAAACCAGATTATATTATCTGGGACTGCTTATTATGACTTCAACCATTTTGCGGAGTACTGGAAAAGATATCGCTCGATAGTGTCTAGTGGCGGCGATGAGAGAAAGCTGTCTGAAGTGTTTGGCGGGACAGTACCTTCTGACTTTGACTGGAGAGAATATTCTGTTATTAGAATGCCGGTAGATAAACTGCCTGACGGATTTATGGATAGCGGCCAGATAGCAAGAGCAAAGGCTACGGTTCACTCTGGCATATATAATATGGAATACGGGGCTATATTCACAACCGACAGCCAAGGATTCTTCAAAAGAAGCCTATTGGAATCATGCACCACTTCTCCAACCGCACCAGTAAACCTACCGTCTGGAGAGGTGTGCTTCGAGGCCTCGCTCAGAGGCGAGAGTTCTAAGAAATATGTATTTGGCGTTGACCCAGCTTCTGAGGTAGACAACTTTAGTATTGTCGTGCTTGAAGTAAATTCGGATCATCGTCGAGTGGTACACTGTTGGACAACCAATAGACAGCAGCACAAAGACAAACTTAAATCTAAGATAGTCGACGAAGACGATTTCTATTCTTATTGTGCCAAGAAGATCAGAGAGCTTATGAAAGCATTTCCCTGTGCTGAGATAGCTTTAGACGCTCAGGGAGGCGGTATAGCGGTTATGGAGGCTTTGCACGACAAAGATAAGATAGCAGAGGGAGAGGTTGCCATATGGCCTGTGATAGAGGATAAACCAAAGGACACAGATGATCATGCCGGACTGCATATTCTCAGGATGTGTCAATTCGCTAGAGCAGACTGGTTGGCGGAGGCTAATCATGGCCTTAGAAAAGACTTTGAAGATAAGGTGGTTCTCTTTCCGTATTTTGACTCTGCCAGCTTGGGTATAGCTCTAGAGGCAGACAAGGCATCTGGTAGAGAGTACGACACTTTAGAGGACTGTGTTATGGAGATAGAAGAACTCAAGGACGAGTTATCTATGATCGTTATGACCCAGACATCGACCGGTAGAGAAAGATGGGACACTCCAGAGGTGAAAACTGGTGCCGGTAGAAAGAGCAGATTAAGAAAAGACCGTTATTCATCTTTGATAATGGCAAACATGTCGGCTAGACTAATATCTATAGAAAAGGACATGCCTGAGTACGGAGCCTTTGGTGGCTTTGCTGCCGAGAACGCTTCTATGTTTTCAAATGAAAAACTTTATCATGGACCCTCTTGGTTTACAGAAAAAACTCAGAATCTATATTAGATTGTGTATACCAATATGATTACCAATACAATCAACAATAACATTGCTGGAGAAACAATATAATGTCAGACCCTCTATTTCAAACATGGGGCAGCGATGCCGAAAAGGGCAAAGTATACAACGATAATGAGCTTGATGGTTATAACGGTGCCGTGTATCGTTCTCAGGCTCATTATGGATATAATGGGACTAGACAGCAAACATATATAGATATTGAGACCAATAGATCGGTTAGACCTAGTTTCCAACGCTCTGATTATGACGCTTTTAGACCGGGCGAGTCTATCCCCAGCAGACAAAAGAAAATCATGGGCATGTGTATGAACGCCTATGACAAAGTTGGTATAATAAGAAATGTAATTGACTTAATGAGTGACTTTGCTAGTCAGGGTCTTGTTTTAGTACATCCCAACAAAACTATAGAAAAGTTCTACAGAAAATGGTTCAATCAAGTAAATGGAACCGACAGATCGGAAAGATTTTTGAATTATCTGTACAGATGTGGAAACGTTGTTGTACAAAGAAGAACAGCTAAGCTAGATAAAAACAAAGAAGCAAATCTTAGAAGAGCAGCAGCCGCAGACATAATCATAAAAGACGCTAAAGTAAAACGTAGAGAAATTCCTTGGATCTATGATTTTATCAATCCTGTGGCTGTTGATATCATGGATCACGGTATGCTTGCTGTGGGCAAGCCTGAGTACTATCTAAATCTATCTAAGTATACATACCAGTCTTTATTGAAGTCCTCAGAAAGCAATAAAAGCGTATTCAAAACCCTCCCCATAGATCTGCAAAAAAGAATAAAAGATAAAGACAGAAGAATACCTTTAGATACAGACAAGACCTTCTTTTATCACTATAAAAAAGACGATTGGTTGCTCTGGGCGAATCCAATGATCTATGCGATACTAGACGACATTAATATGCTGGAAAAAATGAAGTTAGCGGATTTAGCTGCTTTGGATGGTGCTATCTCTAGCGTACGCTTATGGACTCTTGGTGATTTTGATCAAAAGATTGTTCCTACAAAGGCTGGCCTTAACAAGGTAAGAGACATACTCGCCAGCAATGTTGGCGGCGGTACAATGGATCTTGTTTGGGGGCCAGAGCTTAGCTTTACAGAGAGCCAGTCTCAAGTTTATAGATTTTTAGGCTCAGAGAAATATCAGCCTGTACTTACAAGTATTTATGCTGGGCTTGGTATACCGCCAACCCTAACCGGTGCATCCGGTGCTAGCGGCGGATATACTAATAACTATGTTTCTCTTAAAACTCTTATTGAGAGACTAGAGTATGGACGAGAGGTTTTGGCTAAATTCTGGAGACAGGAAATAGAGCATGTCAGAAAAGCTATGGGTTTTAGATTCCCAGCGGAAATACACTTTGACTCTATTGTACTGTCTGATGAAGCGGCACAGAAGAAGCTACTCATGGATCTTGCCGACAGGGATATAATTTCACAAGAAACACTTCTTGAGAGATTCAGAGAAATACCTACCATTGAACGTGTTAGGGTAAGAAGAGAAGAGAGAGAAAGAATGAACGATTCGTCTGCTCCAAAGAAAGCTGGTCCTTATCATAATCCACAACATAGAGAAGATGTGGTTAAGATAGGTTTGACCAAAGACAAAGTAGACACAGAAGAATACTTCGATAGACTCGGTATTCCTCACGCCGAGATGGAAGAGCCTGTGGTTGAAACTAAAAACGACCCAGTCGAAGAAGAGGTCCAGAAAGAAGAAGAAAGAAACGAACCTGTCAATGATGAGGGAAGACCACGCTTGTCTAGAGACATTGGGCCTAGAAAGCAGAAGCGAGTACTACCCAGAAGCGGCGAGGCAACCAGTGCTACTCTTTGGGCCATAAAAGCACAGGCTAAGATATCCGACATAATGACTCCAATGGCGTGTTCGCACTTCAAAAAGAAGGATGCGAGAGCTTTAAGCAAGGCCGAAGTAGACCAGCTAGAATACTTAAAGCTTTGTATCCTTACTGGAATGAAGCCTTTTATAGAGATTACTCCAGAGCTTGTAAAAGAGGTTGTTGAGGCCGGTACAAAACCAAGCAAAGCATTTACTCAATCTGTTAAAGAAAGTGTTAGTAGCTTTTCTCATGTGAACAATAGAAGGCCCACCACGTCCGAGCTGAGGCACATCTACGCATCTGTCTATGCCAACATGTCCTGTTTTAGCTAAGATTTAGCCTTCTGTTGGTTTTTTTGTGTAGTAACTGTTGGAGGATTACTCAATATGAAAATTTATCAACATGAAATCAATGACGGCCTGTCCGATTTGTTGTCTAACAACACTATCGCCTGCTGTGCTTTGGCGGAATCTTATAGTCCTAGTGAAGAAGACGCAGAGAAACTCAAAAGGGTTTTAGCGTCTAATCATGCCGACAGCGAGACCGCTTTAGCTGAAAATCAAGATCAGTTTGACTTGTATTACCTTAAGTCTATTCTGGTTAGCACTGGCTGGAACAAGAATGACGATGTTTTCGATCCCAAAGAACTTTGGGACGCGAGAAATACCCCAGAAGACAAACCCTTCAACTTCATGCACGACGAGAAAGATATCATTGGCCACATAACTGCTAATGAAGTCGTCGATTTCGACGGCAAAGCTATAGACGGAGAAGAGGGGATGCCTAGCGAGTTCAACATCTTGACCGCAGCGGTTATATATACCGAGTGGTCTGATATTGAGCAAAGAGAGAGGATGCGAAAAATAGTCGCAGAAATAGAAGAGGGCAAATGGTTTGTTTCAATGGAGTGTTTGTTTCCAGAATTTGATTATGCGTTAGCTGATCTTAAGTCTGGGGAAACAAAAATAGTCAAGAGAAATGAGGCTTCAGCCTTTTTAACAAAACATCTAAGATCCTACGGAGGAGACGGAATTTACGAAGATTACAAAGTGGGCAGACTTTTACGAAACTTATCGTTCTCTGGTAAAGGCTTAGTTTCCAAACCTGCTAACCCACGAAGTGTAATTTTGGAAGGAAATGATTTTTTTGACGAATCAAAGGCACAGATTTTAACTATATCTTCAATTAAGGAGAACGATATGTCTGAAAGTTACGAAAGGCAGATCGCCGATCTGCAATCGCAATTAGCAGAGTCTAAAGCTGCTAATAAGGCATTGGAGGACAAGATTGTTGCTGAGCAGCAAGCTGAATTCGATGCTAAACTAAATAACCTTGAAGAAACTATTGCAGAGCAGTCCGCAAAGATTGCCGAGCAAGAAGAGGCTTACAAGGTTTTGGCTGAACAGGCTACAAAACATGAAGCTACCATTGCTGAAAAAGAAGAAGCTATTGCTTCTAAGCAAGAAGAGCTAGATGTTCTGTACAAAAAAGAAGCCGTTATGAAGCGTGTAGCCCAGCTTACAGAAGCAGGGTTCGATGCTGAAGAAGCCACGGCCACCGTGGAAAAATTCGAGTCTGTCAACGATGAAATTTTCGCTGAAGTTGTTGCACTTGCAGCAACCAAAAGAGAAGCGGAAATGAAGGATAAGGCTAAGCCTTTTCCTCCTAAAAAGGACGATGACAAAGAAGACGAGAAAGAAGCTAAAGCAGATCCTGATAAAATGAAAAAAGTCGCAGAGCTTGATGAAGAGCAGGATGTTGCTGAAGCTGGAGAAGAAGCCTTGGCCGAAGCTGAGGAAACAGAAGAAGTTGCTATAGCAGAAGCTATGGGCGAAGAAGATCCTGCGGAAAACCTTCGTTCTGTTGCTAGCGAGTGGCTTGGTTCAGTTTTACAACACTCTAAAGAATAATTTTATTTAAAAGGAGATTTCATAATGGCTCTTAAATCAGATAGAAGTACGCTTCAAACGGACATTTCATTCTTCATGAATGAAGCTGCCACGCGAGGTGGAGTTGCCAGTCTTAGTACTGGGGGTTCTGGTGCATCTATGGACAATGGTGCTGCTGTTGTTACTTATGACGCTACACCTTCGGGTGCAGTTCCTGTGGGTTTGTTGCTGAACGATATGGTTGATATCGACCTTACTCGCCAGCACATCAACCAACACAAAGACGAAGTCCAGAAGGGTGGCAAAGTTACTCTTCTCACTAAGGGTTGGGTTGTTACCAACAGTTTAAACGGATCGCCTGCTGCTGGCGGAACCGCATTTTTGGGACATAGCGGCAATATAGCAACTGCTACATATGCTGCCGGTATGAAGGGTGGACAAGAGGCCAAACATATTGTTGGTCGCTTTACTTCCGCTGTAGACCAAAACGGTTATGCCAAGGTATTCATCGACCTTCCTAACACTAACTCTTAATCATAAATAAAGGAGAAGAGATAATGTCGACTAAAGATAGACCAAGCCCAGAATTCATCGAACTGCTTAAGCGGTCGGGTGATTCAGATAAAGCTGTCGCTATTCAAGCACAGCGTGAGATCGCTAAGGCATTAGAACTGCCTTTGCGTAAGGGTGTTACCTATGGTGACATCGTCGGTGGTATCTACGAAGCTATGCCACTCGAACCCGGTGCAAGCCCTGAGTTCCCATTGGACCTCTTGGCTCCCGGTACAGAAATTGATCACGTTGCCTTCACTAATCCCGGTAACGGACGTATTCCTGAACGACACGTCGAAGGTGACTACGTCATGATCAATACTTACGGCATCACAAGCTCGATTGACTTCTTGCTTAAGTATGCTCGTGAGGCTAACTGGAATGTTGTTGCAAGAGCCATGCAGGTTCTTGAAGCTTCTTTTGTTAAGAAGATCAACGATGACGGTTGGCACACACTTTTGGCCGCTGCTGTTGACCGTAATATTTTGGTCTACGATGCAGATGCTGCTGCTGGTCAGTTCACTAAGCGATTGGTCAGCCTCATGAAAACCGTTATGCGTCGAAACGGCGGTGGTAACAGCGTTACTGCTCCCGGTCGCTTGACGGATCTTTACTTGTCCCCAGAAGCTATCGAAGATATTCGTAACTGGGGTGTAGATCAGCTTGATGAAGTTTCACGACGTGAAATTTACACCGCTGCTGATGACGGTGGTCCTTTGACTCGAATCTTTGGTGTCAATCTTCATGACATCTTTGAATTCGGTGACAGTCAGGAATACCAAGACTACTTCGACACCGACCTTGGTGGCTCCTTGGCTACTGGCGACGTTGAATTGGTTATCGGTCTTGATCAGGGTGCAAGCGATAGCTTTGTAATGCCTGTCAAGAAAGAAGTTGAGATCTTTGAAGACGAAGCTCTTCATCGTCACCAACGACAAGGTTACTATGGCTGGGCTGAGCTTGGCTTTGGTGTTCTTGACAACCGAAGAATCATCGCTGGCTCGTTCTAAGAACAGCCTTGATGATAGACAAAAGGGAAAAGTCGCTCCAATGGGGCGGCTTTTTTCTTGTTTTTGTGTATAGTATTGTGGATGCATCCCCCTTTATCTATATAATATTACAGGAGTAATAGACCATGACTGCAATGTCAAATTATTTAGAAAATAAGCTTATTGATCACCTTCTAAGAGATACAGCTTTTTCAGCACCAGCCGGTATGTACGTAGGACTAGTAGGTGCTTATTCCGCTTCTGAACTAGAAGCAGGAACTCTTTCAGGAGAACTTTCTGGTGGTAGCTACGCTAGAGTCAGTGTTAAAGGCGATTCTAACTGGAGTGCCGGAAGTACAAACGGGCAAACAGATAACGAAAATAACATTAGTTTTACTACAGCCACAGGAGACTGGGGATATGTTAGTGGACTATTTTTAGCAGACGCCTCTTCTGGCGGAAACGTGATTCTTTACGGAACACTAACCACTCCTAAAATAGTAGAAAACGGCGACCAGTTTGTAATCGCTGCTGGAGATCTCGATATTACCTTCGCTTAAAGTTAACAAATAAGGAGGTTATATCATGGCGTTAGAAATTAGAGACAGAATAAAAGAAACCTGCACGGGCACTAATGGGGATATGGCCCTAACTGGTGCCGTCGCTGGTTTTGTCGGTTTTGACCTAGATGCCACTCTTGACGGAGATACAATTTACTACTGCTTGGTGGATGCAGACGGCACTAAGTGGGAAGTTGGATTGGGCACACTCAGTGCAGACTCCACTAGTATTGCACGAACTACTATCCTTTCAACACAGGTCAGCTTTACAGATACTACTAGACAGACATTCAGCGGTGGAACGCATACCATATTTGCAACGTATCCGGCTAGTAAATCTGTATACTTAGATGCTAGTGGCGTTTTATCTCACAGTATTGTTGATGCCGATATAAGCGGTAGTGCTTCTATAGCAAACTCTAAACTAGCCAATAGTTCTGTTAGCTTTGGCGGCGTTAGTGTTGCTTTAGGTAGTTCCGACGCTACTCCGGCTTTTGATCTTTCAGACGCTACTAACTACCCAACATCAAGTCTTAGCGGCACGATAACTAATGCACAACTCGCCGGTTCTATCGCTAACGCTAAACTTGCAAATGATTCTGTCAGCTTTGGTGGAATCACTGTGGCCTTGGGTGCTTCCGATGCAACTCCAGCTTTTGATCTGTCTGACGCTACTAATTATGCAGCCTCTAATCTTTCTGGAACAATCACTAATGCTCAGCTAGCTGGGTCTATTGCTAACGCAAAGCTGGAAAACGATTCCGTTAGCTTTGGCGGCATTACCGTTGCGTTGGGTGCTTCTGATGCGACTCCCGCATTTGACCTTTCTGACGCCACTAATTATCCAACGTCAAGTCTTAGCGGTACGATCACAAACGATCAGTTAGCCGGAAGCATAGCTAATGCTAAGCTTGTTAACGACGGCATTACGATTGCTGGCACTGATACGAGTCTTGGTGGTAGCATTACTGCTGATACAATAGCTGGTCAGATAAGCGTTAATACTATAGCTTTTACTCAAATAGCAGACCTAGCACGAGGTAGTATTTTATACGGTAATAATTCCGCAGCAACCGCTGAGCTTACAAAGGGAAGTGCTAATACCGTATTACAGTCTGATGGAACAGACATTTCTTGGGGTACGGTTAGCAATGCTATGCTGGCAGGTTCTATAGCCAATGCAAAGCTTGCAAACGATTCGGTTAGTTTTGGCGGAATAACTGTGGCCTTGGGAGCCTCTGATGCCACGCCAGCCTTCGATCTTTCGGATGCGACTAATTATCCAACATCTAGTCTTAGTGGCACCATAACCAATGCACAACTTGCTGGCTCTATTGCTAATGCCAAGCTCGCAAATGATTCTGTCAGCTTCGGGGGAATTACCGTGGCTCTTGGAGCTTCTGATGCAACTCCGGCTTTCGACCTTACAGATGCTACAAATTACCCCACTTCAAGCCTTAGTGGAACAATTACAAATGCTCAGTTGGCCGGAAGTATAGCCAACGCTAAATTAGCAAATGACTCAGTTAGTTTTGGTGGAATAACTGTAGCCTTGGGTGCTTCTGACGCTACTCCGGCCTTTGATTTATCGGATGCTACAAACTATCCTACTTCTAGCTTAAGCGGCACGATAACAAATGCTCAGCTTGCTGGAAGTATAGCTAACGCAAAACTAGCAAACTCCGCTATTACTGTGGCAGCAGGTTCAGACAGCACCGCTATATCGCTTGGCGGAACTATGACGTTTGCAGGGACTGCTAATGAAGTAGAGGTCACTGAATCTTCGGGAACGGTTACCATTGGACTGCCTAGTAGTATCACTGCGGATCTGACCGGCGATGTAACCGGCAACGTTTCTGGCACTGCCGCTACTGTAACCGGTGCAGCTCAGTCAAGCATCACTTCACTGGGAACTCTCACTACATTAACCGTTGATAACATTACTATAGACGCCTCTACGATTGATTTTAATGGCACCACAGGAAACAACAAGCTTGAGTTAACAGACAATCTTGCTAATGCTTTAGATGTTACAGAGTCTAGTAACTCTTACATGAAGTTTGTTACAACAAACAGTGCCGAAAGTATCACAACGAGCAAGAACATTGTTCAGCATCCAGACATGAGTAATACAGCTCTTACTGGTCAGTCTGGCAGTGTTGTAATTAATGCGAACTTAGGTAGCTATTTTACCGTGGCTACAACTGGAAATATAACAGGCTTAGATATACAAAATGCCGTAGTCGGTCAAAAAATATTAATTAGATTTGCGTGGGGAGGAGACCATTCTCTTGCCTTTACAGATACTGTTGCTTTTCCCGGAAACACTCCGCCCGGAACCACAGCAAGTGGCGTAGATGTCATTGGATTTGTATGCACAACCGCTTCGACTCACTTTGACGGGTTTATAGTTGGTGAAGATCTAAGAAGCTCATAAGGAAGATAAATGGCTACTACAACAGTAAGCATAGGATCAAATCAAAGTATAGACACCGAAACTCCCGCTACGTCTTCTGGTAGTGGGCCTTCTTATACCGTGACTTTTGGAACAACTCCTTCGGGAATACATGTGGGCGATATAGGCACAATGAGTACCTATAACTGGACAGAAGAAGGTTCTTCCGACTATACCTTTTTGGTTACTGCTATAAGCGGAGCGAATATTACTCTAAAATACTGTACCGATTCTAGTGATTTTGGTGATGCTTCTCCAGTTGGTCTTTATAGTGGTAATGGAAGCAGTGGATCTCCCGTTCAACAGGTAATGGTTTTTAAGAGAGCGTTTTCGACAATTACTTTGTTTGAAGCAATGGTTGATGATGCTAGTCCAGACTATTGGGGAAGTAGCGACGATGTTGTCGGTGAGCTACATGCAGATTCTAATTTTACGGATGCGACCGTTAACTTTGACAACAAGCAAAGTTTGTCTTCTGTAACTCTTTCTGTCTATGAAGACGACAGACACGATGGCACGGCAGAAAGTGGAGCTTTATGGAAACCAACTAGTGGTTCAGGTCATAATCAAGGCATTCTTAGAATTAATATAGACAATATGACTGCTGAGTGGTTAGACATTAGTTTTGATAGTTTGGATTCTACTAACAGTAATAAAGCAATAGTCCTTGCAGGAACCAACGACGACAATATCATAAGAAACAATCTTATACACGATAAAGGAGGAAACCCCGGAAACACTGGCCCATTTATGATTCATGTAATAGGAGCTGGCGTCTCTAGTGATACATTAAGTATACAAAATAATATTATATACAACATAGTTGAAACAGGTGGTGATAATGCAATAGCTATTAACACAAACCAGTGGTCTGGGACTGCGAATATCTACAACAATACAATCTATAATATTGATGCTGAAGGCACTTCAAAGCAAGCTCGGGGTATAATTTATGGCGGCAATGCAAATAACACAACAAACATAAAAAACAATATTGTGGCGAAGATGGTAGCAGATGGAGCAGCCAGTAATGAAAGAGCGTACGATAAGACTAGTGGGTCAAGCACTGAAAATGCAAGCAATAATCTTTCAGACGATACAACAACTACTGCCGCATATAAAGCTCCCGGAAGTGATTCACTTCAAGACAAGACTTTATCAGAAATAGATTTTGTTTCTACTACTGGTGGTTCAGAGGACTTGCACTTAGATACTAGTTCAGTATGCTTAAAAGCAGGTGTTGACTTAGGGACAACCAACGGGGTGAATATAGACATAGACGGGCTTGATAGAGATGCTACTGGAGTCACTTGGGATATAGGTGCTGATCAAAAAAGTACCGCAGACAGTGGAAGCCCCGCGTTTTTGATGTTTATGGACTAGGAGAACTTTATGGAAATTATAGTAAAAATAAACGATGGACCCTCTTCTACGTCTTATAAAGATGGAGATATTGTACAAGCGTTTACCTTAGATGAAATATATTTTCATCACGCACAAAATAAGTGCAATGTTAAAAACTTTGGCTTTGAAACTGACGGCTCTAGAACTCCCGACCCTCTGCTTATAAAATTTCTTGAAAGAACCAAGACCTACAAGTTCGAGAGAGTTAACTCAAACTATGTAAAAAGAACCAATCTCATAACTAGCGAGGAAGCTATTCTTGGCAAGACCGCAAATGAAAATGGCGAAAGGATTGATCCTTATCAGTATATAACAAGACGACTAAAGAATAAAAATCATTTAATTTTTAGAGCTGCTAATGGATTTGCCTACTGGTATGGTGAGAGTAGAAGCGACATAGACATTGATGCGGTCTGGAGTGATATAGAAACACACAGCGATCATTTAAAATCTGAACACACTAAATTCCCATTTTCAGACGTTGAAAAAAGAGCCTTTTTAGCTATAAATACTTCAGGTAGAAGCTACACCGGCGATTCATTTACTAGGGTTGAGCTATCTGGAGACACTGTCCATGCTCGACAAGAAATTGCTTTTCAAGATCCTCCCGCAGATATACCAGAAGACTATGACCCAGTTGTTCTAGCAAGAAGAAAATGGTTTGTTCCTTACTGGGACTTAACAGCCGCACTCGGCAGCTCGGTTGATGACCTAAGAAACCCAAACCACATGTGCGATTGCAGAAAAGAAATGGACGAAAGAGAACATATTGATATTCTAACCTATGACAAGGTTGAAACAGGAGTAATATAAATGGATAGATGCGAGTGTGCGTCTGCCGGTTTTTGTGAGTTTTATAAGCAAGAAATGACTTATGATCCACCAAACTGGCAATGGTGCAGGGATGCCTCTCCCGAGGACAGGATTAAGTATAAAATCTCGTGCGACAAAAAACACAATAGAGTTAGCGAGTTTAACGGCTCGGAATATATAAAAAACTCAGATCTCATTGAACACTGTAGAGAGCTTCTGCTCCCGCAAATAGCTAGCCTAAATCTGAAGGGTGTTCTTGGTATCCCAAGATCTGGAATGTTTCCCGCGTCAATGATTGCTCTTTGGCTTAATCTACCGCTGTATACAATGGTTGATGGTGACTTAAAGATAATGTCCTCGTACTCAAAGTATGGAGGCATGAGAATGCAGAATCACGAAGACACTGGAGGAAAGCTGCTAGTTGTAGATGACACCATATATGCCGGAACCGCAATAAATAATATTAAAGAAAAAATAAAAGAAGATGCTTTTTATGCTGTTGTTTATGCACATCCGGACTCTACACAGATTGTAGACTTCTACGCAAGAACCTTACCACCGCCTCATTTCCTCGAATGGAATCTATTCAACTGTGCGTATATCGAACGGGCTATATTAGACTTTGATGGAATATTTTGCCCTAACGTTCCATATAGCAAATGTAAAAATGAAGAACTTTACATTGACTACATCACGAACGTTGAACCAATTCCACATAGAATACCTAAAACGTTTTGTCATGGCATCGTTACTGCTAGGCTTGAAAAGTACAGAGACGTAACGGAGGCATGGCTTAAAAAACACAACATAAACTACGGTTTCTTAAAAATGTTTCCCACAGAGAGAGAAGAAGAAAGAGACAAAAACCATATACAAGAAGCCGCTAAATTTAAAGCTTCACACTTTCAAAACGCTTACGACGCTTGGTTTTTCATAGAAAGCGAGCCACCGGAAGCCCAAATAATTAGACAGATAACTAATAAATATGTAATCTGCCCGAGAGAGTAATATGCTATACCTACCCAAAAGGGCCGTCTTTATACATATCCCAAGAGCTGCCGGTAATTCTATCACGAGTGCGGTGGCGACAGCCTGTGCCGGAAGAGGCATAGATGTAATAGCGGGTACGTCTGGATTCATATCTAATTGGGAGCATATGGCTAGACATGTAAGAGCAACGGTTCTAAGAAACTATATAGAAGAGTGGGATAACATCTATAAGTTTGCCATACATCGTCCACAAGAAGACAGGGCCAGAAGTGCGTTGAGACTGATAGAAAGGGATGTTGAAAACAGAGTACACGAACAAGAGTCTTGTCCTCAACAGTGGAAAGACGTTCTAACCGGAAAGACTAGATCACAGTATTGGGAAAGGTTTATGAAAAATACTACAGATTGGTATACTAAGGGACAGAACGGCGAAGACCTTGGCGTTGAAATATGGGACTACAAGAACTTGAACGAAAGCTGGCCCATAATATGCGAAAGGTGTTGCATACCTAGATGCAAATTAGAACGCCTTAACATAGGGGCAAGATAATGAGACTGTTAGATATAAAGCTCTTTGAACCAATATTTGATCCCCTGCGAGGACTAAGAGTCGGCATAGTTGATGGAATTGGCAACATAGGAGATCAGCTTTTATACCTAGCTGCCAGACAGCTATGCGACTGCTTTGGAGTAAGTCACTTTACTGTAAATGCCCTCGCAGAAAAACCAATACCAAAATGCGACAAGCTTCTCCTTTTCGGTGGAGGAAACATAGGGTTTCCGCCTGCCGTAGCGATAAGAAAGAAATGCTTTGAATCCAGAATTCCTTGCTGGCTCTTGCCACAAAGTGTCGTAAGAAAAGAAGAACTACGCTGCGAAAAAATGTTTTTTAGAGAGTCTGTAAGTAGAGATATAATTGGGACTGGCGAAATAGCTCCAGACTTGGCTCTGGGTTTTCAGTTTCCACAACTAGACGTTGCGAGGTCGCAGGAAGATAAAGTATTTCTTAGGAGGAACGGGGGATCTATATTCCATCATATTCCTGTTCAAATGAGAGTTGACCCAGCTACGTTTTGCTACACCCCGGAAGATTATTGGAAGACAGCGTGCTCCTTTAGAAGTATAACCACAGACAGGCTTCATCTAGCTATATGCTCATTAGCCATGCAGACACCTACGACCCTACTACCAATAAACTATCACAAAAACCTAGCAATGTTTCAAGAGTGGCTAGAGCCCCTTGGATGCTCTTGGAAAAACTACTACGTATGAGGTGTTAAAATTAAATTTTGCGAAAACCCATTTACCACACTTCATGTGCATCCCGCCAGCTACATAACTTGTTGTCCTAGCTGGTTTACAGACGCCTCTGAGATTGTGGTTGAGGGCAAGTATGAAAATTTATGGAAGATGTGGAATCATAAGAGATTTCAAGACCTAAGACAACGATGGTTAAACAGCGACAATAGCCTTTGCACACACTGTGTTTTGCCTTTAATAAAAGACAGAAAAGACCCGCCGAAGCAAGACTACATGAATCCCATAATGGATCGTGGTCCAAGAAACGTAGTATTTGCAAACGATATGACCTGCAACCTCCACTGCTGGTCATGTAGATCTAAGCCAATCATAGAAAAAAGACAAGACGAAATATTTAGACAGACAAAAAACGTCCTAGACACTTTCCATGAGAGCATAAGATTTATATCTGCCATAGGTTCTGGTGATCCATTTGCTAGTCCGGCTTGGCGTAGAATATTGCAAACTTTTGATATAAAAAAATATCAAGACTTAGAAATAGAAATATTCACTAATGGGCTTTTGGTTCCAAAGTATTGGGATTCAATTAGTCACATTCACGATAACATTTCCAGAATAAAAATGAGTATTGACGCCGCAAGCAAGGGCATTTATGAAAAGACTAGACTTGGGGGAAGATTCGAGGACATGGATAATGCTATGAGATTTATATCTAAGCTGGGCAAATTTTTTATTGTAAACATGGTTGTAGAATCTGACAACTTTACCGACATACCTCTTTTTATCGAGAGGGCCATAAAGTATAAAGCCTCTCGTGTAAACCTGACAATGCTCAGGAACTGGCCAGACATAAGGGGCGGAGAAAAGACCTTTCACGAAAAAAATCTAGCTAATAAAAACCATCCTAAAAGAAAAGAGTTTCTACAGCTAATTAAAAATAATGAAAAATTACTTTCGCACCCAATAGTAGATGCTTCTAGAATTATGCCGGATGGACATCTAATTATAAAATGACGACTTTTTTGTGTATAAAACACTAGCTTACCCTTTTATTTTTTAAGAGCAAAAAAATGTCACTATCAGGCGGATCATTATCAGAGTTTCCACTATCTTCAGGAGGTGTGGTAAAATTTTCATCGGCATCTCTGTCTGCCAGTGCGTCGATGTCTGCTTCTGCCGATTCGGGCGGTCAAAAAGAAGGTGCCGCTAGTCTAACTGCCAGTGCCTCCGTAACCTCGTCGGCCAATGTGGTATTTTCCGCAGCGTCTTCTTTATCGGCTAGTGCCTCCGTAGCCTCCTCAGCCAATGTGGTGTTTTCCGCAGCATCTTCTTTAACGGCTAGTGCTTCCTTGTCGGCGGCTGCTACGCAAGTAGACAAAGCTTCAGCAAGTTTGTCGGCATCTGGTTCGCTAGTGTCTGGTGGAAATATAATCGCTGCCGGTGCTGCCGCTTTATCGGCCTCGGCTTCTTTATCCGGCTCTGGCTCAACGGGATCACAGGTGTCTGGTGCGTCTGATATTAGTGCCACAGCTTCCGTTGCTTCATCGGCTAACATTATAGCCGCTGGTGCTGCTGGCCTTAGTGCCTCCGGAACCCTTTCTTCCGCAGGATCTATACAAGTAAGAGGAGCGTCTTCTGTTACCGCATCTGCGAGTCTAGCTAGTTCGGCCTCTTTGGTAAACGCTGGTGCTGCTTCGCTGTCGGCCTCGGCTTCATTAGTCTCCAACGGCACAACTAGGAAACTGGCTAATTCGGTAATATCTACCTCCTCAAGCGTTACTTCCGTTGGCACAACTATAAAATATGCTGGTGCATCTTTAAGTGCCACAGCATCTACTTCAAATACTGCTACAGTGTTAGTATTTGCCGATTCTGACTTAAGTGCCTCCGCAACAATGTCAGCCTCTCCGTTGTTAATAAAAGGTGGATTAGCTTCATTATCGGCTACAGCATCTTTGTCCGCTACCGCTACATCCGGAGGGCAACAATTTGCTGCCGCTGCCCTTTCAGCCAGTGCTTCTATGGCGGCTATAGGAAAAATAGATCAATTTCCAATTACCGAAGAGTTTATTGTGTATATTAATAGGGCTACCGAAAAGACGGTAAGTATCACTAGATCCAGCGATTACCAAGCAAATATAGAAACATTTAGAGAATTTACAGGATAAATCATGGCAGCAAATGAAATACATGTCAATGACGTAGGAACAACCTTTCAACTTAATTTTAAGGAGAATGGATCGGTTGTCGATATAAGTTCAGCTTCGTCGGTAAATATCTTGTTAATGGGGCCAAACGATACGACAGTGACAAAAACCGCAACATTGGTAACAGATGGTACAGACGGCAAAGCTAAGTACGTAACCGTAGCTGATGACCTAGATACTGCTGGAACTTGGAAAATTCAAGGCAAAGTAAATTTTGCTACTACAACATACCACAGCGATGTACACTCATTTACGGTTTATAAAAACCTATAAAGGGAAATAAAAATGGCTTGGACTACAGATTTAGTTTTAATGCTTAGAACGCTCATAGGCGATCTAGACTCAACCAAATATACAGATACTAGATTACAACAAGTATTGGTCATAGGTGCTTATAATGTTATAAATGACGCACCATTTAATAACAACTATGTCGTGGACATGAATGCAATGACCATAAGCCCAGACCCTATTACAAAAACAGACACAGACTTTAATGTCTTGACTAGCTATAAAAGTGCCTGTATTTTGCTTGGCAGTGAAATTAAAACTGAGTCATCAAACTCTATATCAATCAAAGACGGTCCTTCAGCTATAGATCTCAGAGGAGTCACATCAAGCCTGAATGTTATGTATCAAGACTTCTGCAAAAAGTACGAAGAGCTTCTTACTAAATACAACTATGAAAAAGGCAGTGGAGACGGTACTCCTGCTGGTGTTGCCGTTCTTGGTCCTTATAGTCCAGCGAGCTGGGGAGTTGGCTATAACGACAATAGCTATAGAGACGGAAGATATTTTTAAACCACATTTTTAATTGGAGAACATAGAATGGCTGTTACAGTAAATATCAAAGGCACCGCTTTCAACGAGGGAGGTGGGGTTTCCTTTACTAACAACACTGGCGTTTTTGATAAGGGTCAGCTAGTTAGTGGCGGAATCAACCAAAGCACAATGGCTCTACCGGGCGATGCTGCTAAGTTTCATAACGATGCTATTACCGCATCCATTAGTGTTGGTGCAACTACCGGTACACTAGTTGCCGCTACACCAAACAGATCTGTAGAAGTTCTTAGTTATACGATAGTAACCGATTCGGCTACTACGGTCACTTGGAAGTCCGATAGTAATTCTCTTTCAGGCGGAATGACGCTAGCTGCAAATGGAGGTATTTCTTCAAATATTGGAGATACTACACTCTTTACAAATCCGGGCGAAGCACTAAAACTCACCAACTCTGCCGGAAATGTGAATGGACACCTTACCTATAGGATAGTATAGCAATGGCGATAAGTATCCCTAGCGGAGTTTTTACTACCTACAACGAGGCTGTTGACCTTTTTACTAGGCCAGCAGTTTTGATATATCCAGAAAAAAAAGAGCAGTGCCCTAACTGTTACTTGGACACTATGGGTACTAGAAACAGATCCGTCAGCTTCTACAGAACGGGAGGACCATATCCATTTGAAAGGGGTATGCCTTGTCCATACTGTGGAGGAAAGGGATACAAAGCTAGTGAAGCCTCTGAAGAGGTCAACATCAGAATCTATTATGACAGAAAGTCTTGGGTCAACATAGGTATTCCGCTAGAAATACCAGACGGCTCTATACAAACTATCTGCCAGATGACAGATTTGCCTAAAATAGAAAAGTGTAAGTATATGGTTCCACATTATGATGGGATACAAAACTACGACACTAGTGCTAGATACCAAAGAAGTGGGCCATCATACCCACAGGGATTCAAGCAAAATCCAACTAAATACGCCGTAACTTTTTGGAATAGGATGAATGGGTAGTCTAAAAATAGTAGAGAGTACTAAACAGATAGAAAAGATGATAAAGCAGTCTTTAGCTGGTGATGCTGATAAGGCTCTCTCTAAAGCTGTTTCTAGAGTTAAGTCTGCGATTGCTCCAATTATAACTTCCGCCTTGGCTAGTAGTCCCGAAATATCCTCTCTTTCTAGTGGAGAGTTGCGTGCGTCATTTGGATTAACTTCCGATCCCTCTCCGGCTATAATATCTTCTGTTGTCAATAGTATAAATATCACGGTTTCCAAAGTAGATAGAAATCTAAACGGAGGATTTGCGATAGAAATTCAGCCAGATAATTTTTCAAATTTATTAGCTGGGTCTTTTTCGGAGCAACTAATTGATGGCGGCTCGATACCTTGGCTTGAGTGGCTGTTAACGGCTGGAGACGCTATAATCATAGCAGACTTTGGCGTAGAGTTCGGAAACTATGGAAGAACAGGCAAAGCCAGAATGTCAAAAAAGAAAGCACCGTATAAGGTTCCTAGTGCTTTTTCAGGAACTATAGACAATAATTTTGTAACGCGTGCTATCGACGGAGCTTTTCCACAAATAAAAGAAATAATAAGAAGGTCTTTATAATGGTAGGAACACCAGATACAAAACTGCTTTACACCAGCAACGCACAAGATGCGAAGCTTACTAATATTCTAATAGATAATTTTGTAGCCTTTTATGACTGGGGTTTTCTTGATGCCGGACAGTTCTACAACATAGACATTCCTCAGTCTGGATTATATGGTGGCGATAGACATAGATTGAGAGTTGTTGATTCTCCTAATTATAACGCTGGTCAGGTTTGGGAGGGCTACAGACAAAACTGGGTGTGGGAGTCAGGAATAGATGGCACCACCGAGCAACCAACAACCATTTCTGGCGTGTTTGTTGATGACACCTTTTACGCAACAGGCAATACCACGAAACCGTTCTATGTTGACTATCCTAATGGTAGAGTTGTTTTTGACACGGCTTTATCGTCAACCAGTTCTGTTCATCTTGAGTATAGCCACAAGTGGGTACAGGTTGTTCCTGCACAAGGAATATCTTGGTTTCAACAGTTGCAACAGAGATCTTTTCGTAATGAAGAAGATTTTCAGGTTTCCGGTTCTGGCGGCTGGATGAAGCTGGGGCAAACTAGAGTGCAGCTTCCAGCCATCGCAATAGAAGTTGTTCCCGCAGTATCTACACAGCCGTATCAGTTAGGCGGTGGACAATGGGTGAATAGCGATATTGTTTTTTATGTAATGGCTGAAAATCATTGGGAATGTACAAATATTGTTGACACAATTGTGTCTCAAAACGACAGGAGTTTGACGCTATTCAACCCAACGGAGGTTGCTATTTCTGGTGCGTCTCCATTTAATTACAGGAATGAACTTAGAGAAAACGCTATTCCTAGCGGGTTATATCCAAACTTAGTTCAGTATCATTCTTGGGATTCTAGAAAATGTTGGATAAATCAGTCTAGAGGAGGTAATGTGCTAGAATTATCTCCAGATCTATATATGGGAACTGCTCGCTGTAGCACCCAAGTTAAACCGTTTTAGAGCTTTTTTGTGTATATAGTATTGGCCTTACCAGAGGACCATATTTACACAGGAGAATATAAATGGCTGGACGTAACCAAAGAATATTCTATGCCTGCCAAGCAGTTATCATCGTCGGAGAAGGGGCAGCCCCTGCCGCTGGCGGTGTCGTCAAAGGTCTCCAAAGTGTTGGCATGAACTCCAACTTTACTTTGGACCAAGTCTTTGAACTGGGGCAGCTAGACATTTATGAAAACATCGAAGATGTTGCCGACGTAGAAGTTTCGTTAGAAAAAGTTATTGATGGTGAAAAGCTTATCTTTGACTTGGCTAGTAGCGGTGCATGTAAAACTGACCTTGTTACAGCTTCTAAGAACAAATGTGATGTCTACGTAGCTATCTTTGATGATGGTGTTTCCAACGCTACTGGTACTCCAAGAAATGTCTGTTGGAACTCGGGGATGTACACATCTTCTGTATCTTATAGTTACAGTATTGATGGTAGTGCTACTGAGTCTGTTACCCTTGTTGGTAACGACAGATTCTGGAATGCTATTGCAAACGAGACCGGAACAACCGCAAGTACAAAGTATGGTTCAACTGATCATACTGCCGTGTTTGACGGAACCGATGTTCCTAAGTCTGGTGTTGTTCGTCGTAATAACGTCGATTTATCGGCTTCTACTCTTCCTGCTATCGTTAAGGAGCAGAAGGGAGATAAGTCCGGTGACAATAACTTCCACATCCAGAGTATTAGTGTCAGCACGGACATGGGTCAAGAGAATATCTTGGAACTGGGTCGATTTGCCCCATACCACAGATATGCTAGTTTCCCAATTGAAGTGACTTGCGAGTTTGAAGTTATTGCTACTTCTGGTGACTTGCAGACCGTTTCTGGTAATGGTACTAACTTGTCTAATAATAGCATTATTATTAAGGACACTGCTGGTACAGTTCTCGACTTGGGAACCAAAAATAAACTGTCGTCCGTTTCTTATTCTGGTGGAGACACCGGTGGTGGAAACGCTACGGTATCATACTCGTTTAGTAACTTCAACTCACTACTAGTGAATGGCGGTAGCTAAGCAGTAACTCATCAGGATTAGGATTAGGAATTTGGATGACATTTATTATCAGAAAGTTCTGAATAGAATTATACAGGGTCGCCTACGCTTAAGGCTGGGCGATCTTGTTCTATTTATATATGAACCAACTCAAGAAATTATTGAAGAGTCTTTTGACATATACGATCAGTATTACGAAAAGGCATACTTTTCTGGAGTATATATACAGGAAGAAATCACTGAACTATTAATCGAGAACGATTTATGGAATCCTATCGAAGAAAGAAACATAGAAAAGCTCAAGGATAGAATAGAGAACCTGAAGGTTCAGGCCTACGAAAACTTTCACAACAAAAGAAAGTTAATGGCGACCAAGCGTCAGATAAGGGCGACGGAAAGGGATTTAGGAACTTTAATGCATAAAAAGGTACAATTTGATCACATGTCATGTGGAGGCGTGGCCGCATTTGCTAGAAGAAGCTGGATCATAGAAAAGACCACAAAAAACACAGATGGCTCTGACTTTGATTTTTCAAGAATCTCTTGCTCTGCAATTATGGACAGATACTCAGACGCAACTATTGAAACGGCGGACTTTAGAAAGGTCGCTAGATCTGAACCTTGGAGATCCGTTTGGATCACCTCTAAAAAAAGAGGAGACGCTTTTGGCCGATCCGCTTCTGAACTAGATCAAAACCAGCTAGCACTCTGTACATTTTCTGTTATGTATGATAATGTCCACGAAAGCCCAGACTCACCACGAGACGAGATAATTGAAGATGACGACTGTCTAGATGGCTGGTTCACTACACAAAGAAGAAAGTACGAAAAAGACAAAAAACAAAGACAGGTTGATGACTTGATTAAGAACGACAAGATCAAAAATTCACAGGAAGTATTCCTAATGGCAGACAATATGGATCAGGCAAAAGAAATACTTGACCTCAACGATCCGCACGCAAGAAACATACTCAACCAAAGAAACGCACAAATTAGACAAACAGACGGAAACTTGCATATCAGAGATATCCATGATATCAAGTTACAAAACCAAATGGATAGAGTTCAAGCCACAAAAGCTAAAATGGGACAGATGTCGAAAGGAGGGAGATAAGTGTGACAGACTCAGAAAACTACAATTCTTTTCTGCAACAATCTTTAAATCTAAAGAAAATCAGAGAAGAAAGGAAAAAGGAGGTATCTCGTGATACGCTCTTTAGATCCGCAAAGAAGAAAATTCAGACCACAATGATAGGTGCTCTATCTACCATTGAGGAAAGTTTTGGATTCTTGTGGGGCTTTAATCCGGAGGCGGAGCAAGATCTAACGCCGGAACAAAGACACTTAAAAGATATTTACGAGGAGGCCAGAGCAAAAATACTAGATAGAGGTAATACTCAAATTAGGAACCTAGAGATAGAATTCTCTAATTATGACATAAACAAAAAGCAAACTTACATTAATCTGCCGGTTGCACAACCGCAAAACATAGTTAATAACTCAGGAGAAAAAAATGACGGATAATAGAATCATCGAAGGTAAAGACAAAGACGATAACGCAGTAAAGGTTATGCTGAAAGTTCCGGGTGCTCAGGAGTACAGGGATTCTCAGATGGAATACAATAAAGCATTTAGAAAGGCCCTAGACTCAGGTGCATTACTTAGGCAAAAACTTTCTGATTACATGCGTGAGCAGGGCATCTGGAACGAAGCCAAGCAGAAAAAGAATGACGAGTATGTCCAGAAAATACAGGACAAAGAGTCGCTTCTGAAGAAGGGTGGCATTCGCCTTTCGGACGCTAGACAGATTGCACTCGATCTCAGAGTTCTTCGTGCTGAGTTTAGAGAGTTTCTTGCCGAAAAGAATACTATGGATCAAAATTCTGCTGAGGGTCAGGCTGATAATGCTAGATTTGCAGAGTTGACTCGATTGTGTATGCTTAATCCATCAACCAAAGAGCCTTACTTCCAAACACAGGCAGACTTCGATGGTGCTGCTGATCAGCCTTGGGTTATTGAAGCCTCTAGCGAGCTAGCAAGTATGATTTACGGACTAGATCCAAACTATGACGATAAGCTTGAGGAAAATAAATTCCTTAGAGAATTTAAGTTTAGTAACGACGACAATCGTCTTATCAATGAAAATGGTCATCTTGTTGATGGTAAAGGTAGACTATTAACGGAAGATGGTCGTTATGTCAAGTATCGCACCAAAAAGGCCGAGCTTGCTCAAGATGAAAAGAACCGTTATTATGTCAACAGAGAAGGAGAAGAGGTTGTCGAAGTTGTCGATGAAGATGGAAATGTTACTTGGGAAAGACCAGAAAACATGGACAGACAGCCATTCTTAGATGACAACGATAAGCCGGTTGTTATAGAAGCAGAAGCACAAGAAGAGGAGACTGAAGAGAAAGCAGAAGCTACCGAAGAAAAAAAGCCTAAAACAAGGCGAAAAACAACTAAGGTAGAAACTGACACAGAAGCCTAATAATTGTGTATTAAATATCGGACGGCAATACGGGGGATGAAATACTCCCCCATATTTTTAAAAAAAGAAGGCTAAAATGGCAGGTTTTAACTTAACGGCACAGATACAGCTACAGGCCCCGACTAATACACAGCAGGTAGCTAGTCAAATACAGCGACAGCTCAACAATGTAACAATTAATGCTAATCTTCAGGCTGATGCACGCTCATTGTCTGCTGTTCAATCGCAGCTAGGCAATGTCAACAAGGGAGCCAAGGCTGCCAGCGGAAGCATGAATAGTCTTAATAGAAACTTAGCTGAAGCCGCTCGCAGATTTAGTGTCATTACAGTTGCGACTGGTACTTTTATTGCTTTTGCCAGAGCGATTAAAAATTCTGTGGGTGCCGCCGTAGAATTTGAAAGAGAGCTAGTTAAGATTTCTCAGGTTACTGGGAATAGTGTTGGTAATTTACAGGGGCTGTCCAATGAAGTCACTAGACTTTCTACCACTTTAGGTGTTGCCAACCAAAGCCTTTTAGAAACAGCCAGAGTTCTTTCTCAGGCTGGTTTAACTGCTCTTAAAACCAAGCAGGCTATGGAGGTTCTTGCCAACACCACTCTTGCACCTAGTTTCGATAATATTATTGATACGACCGAAGGTGCTATTGCTATTCTCAATCAGTTTGGTAGAGAAGCAGCAAAAGTCGGACAAGACATCAAATTCCTAGAACAAGCTCTTGATGCTATCAACCAAGTTTCTAAGAACTTTGCTGTCGAGTCTGCCGACTTGATCTCAGCCGTAAGACGTACCGGTGGTGTGTTTGAAGCTGCTGGTGGTAGTATAAATGAACTTATTGCCTTGTTCACGTCTGTTAGACAAACTACTCGTGAGTCTGCCGAGACTATTGCTACTGGTTTCAGAACCATCTTTACTAGACTTCAAAGATCCGAAACGATTGATGAGCTAGAAAGACTCGGTATCGCACTCTCGGACGCTGAGGGTAAGTTTGTTGGGCCTATGCAAGCCATTGAAGCGTTAGCCAGAGGTCTAGCTGGATTAGATCCAAAGGACGTTAGGTTCAATGAGATAGTTGAACAGCTTGGTGGTTTCCGTCAGATTGGTAAGGTTATTCCTCTTATCAAACAGTACGCTGTTGCTGAGGCAGCTTTAGCTGTAGCAAATGAATCTGCCGGATCAACGGCCAGAGACGCAGAAACCGCACAACAATCATTGGCGGTACAGTTCCAAAAAGTTAGGGAACAGTTCGATTCTCTTATTCGTAAGTTTGCAGATAGTGAAACATTTAGAGGTCTAGCTGGTACAGTAATCAAACTAGCAGAAGCCTTCTTGAAATTTGCTGAATCTTTGGAGGTTGTTCTTCCGCAGCTAACCGCATTAGCCGCTATTAAAATCGGTAGGAATATTGCTCCCGGTTTATTAGCTATGTTTGGTGGCGGTAAAGGTGGTGCAGGAGGAGGAGGTATTTCTAAGTTTGCTAGAGGCGGTTGGGTACCGGGAACAGGAAATAGAGACACCGTTCCAGCTCTGCTTACGCCGGGTGAGTTTGTAATCAAGAAATCCAGTGCCCAAAAAATAGGTGGTGCCCAACTCAACGCTATGAACGAAAATAGATTTCGTGGTGGTGGTAAAGTTACTAGTGGCAGACATTTATATGGAAATGGTCCGAGCGATTTACGTGGAGCCATTGGTGCCCCTACTCAGTTTGGATACACCGATAGCGGAAAAGTTAGCACCAAAGCAACTACCAAGGGGCTAGCTGGCGATGAGACTGGTAGTGTGGTAAGACTCAGAGGAGAGGTAGAAAGCCTGTCTAACTTTGTAGAGCAGGAACTAGCTCGTGAAAGAGGTGTCTACACGGGTGCTTTTCTTCGTCCTATGGGTAAAAATCAGGTTGTTACCGGAAACCTAAATAGTAATGCTATTGCTGCGGAAGTTAGGGACAATGCCACTATGTCGGCATTCAAAAAAATTGCTGAACGAACAAAAAGCCCATTGGTCAAAGACGTTCGAGAAGAAATAAATGAAATTATTAAGGTTGCGAATACCGCTGGTGACTTTACTATTTTGGCGGGATCTCTCGGGACACAGGCTGCTGAACGAATGGAAGGCACCATACTATCAGGCATTCAGAACACCGTAGATGCCAGCACCAAACAAATAGGTGGAGAGTTAAAGTCTAGAGCACTTCCAGATCAAGCCCAAATATTGAAAAAAACCAATATTGACCAAACTGTTGGTAATATATTTGAAGCTGCGTTGTTGTCCTTTTATAAAGGAGCACCATACGGAGACCGAGACGGAAACGAAGATTTTGACTTTCCTAGTGGATTAGGAGATTTAGCGGCTAAATTTAACTTAGCGGGTCAGGCTGCCGGAAGACCGGGTGATGCTAAGGCTTCTTTCTCGAACGATGCAGTTAAAAGTTTCACAACAAAAATAATGAACTTTGAAACAAAGGAGGCCGGTGCAGACATTGATGAAATTATAAACAGAGAACTTGGACCTCTTCTGGGTCAGTTATCAAAAGAGAATCTGTCTGAACTAGGTTTAGGCAGCGGTGCTCCCGCAAGAAAAAAGGCTATAGGCCTACGAGATGCCGTAAAAAAGAATGCTGGTGGTTCTATTGGTGGTGGGGGCGATACCGTCCCAGCACTGTTAACGCCCGGTGAGTATGTAATCAATAAAAAGGCTGCCGGTAGTATAGGTTTATCTAACCTCAATAGAATGAACCAAACCGGAGTAGCTAGATTTGCTACTGGTGGTCCCGTTCTTGGTGCTGGCGGATTCCAAATGCTCAACAAGGGCGGAGCAGCCAAAGGTGGTGGTGGAGGAAATACAGGCGAGGCACAGCTAACAAAGGCCACGCAGTCCGCAGCTAAGGCTAGAGCCAGAATAGTAGAAAGAACAAACATAACCAACAAGAGCGAAACACAGCTCAAAAATGCCAATGAGCCTGCCACAAAAGCTAGACGCAGAATAGTAGAAAGAGTAAATGTAACCAACAAGAGTGAGACTCAGCTAAAGAATGCAAACCAACAAGCTGGTGACGCTAGATTAAAAATTGTAGGTGTTGTTAATCAGTCTAGATCCTCTGAAACAAAATTAAAGACTGCTACAGAAACCTTAGCGGGCGAAAGAAGTGAAATCGCTGGTCTATATGGAACAAATAAAGCCGCTGAGAAAAGGCTATCAACGGAGACAAATAATCTAGCAACAGAAAGAACTGAAATTGCCGCAGAGACAGCAAAGCTTAAAGCCAAAGAAAAAGCATTATTAACAGCCACAACAAAACTAGAAGCCGAACGTAATCAAGCCGCTGGGACACTTAAAGAAACGGCAGCTAAAGAAGAGCAACTTCAGACAAGTACAACCGATCTTGCTGGTAAAAGAGAAACCGCTAGTGCAACTCTTAATGAAGGTAGGGCTAAAGAAGAACAGCTTCAAGCTTCTACGATGGATTTGAGCGGTAAAAGAGAGACCGCTGGTGCAACCCTTCAGGAAACTAGGGCTAAAGAAGAGCAACTTCAGGCAAGCACAACTGACCTCGCTGGTAAAAGAGAAACCGCTGGTGCAACCCTTCAAGAGACTAGGGCTAAAGAAGAACAGCTTCAGACAAGCACAACTGATCTCGCCGGTAAAAGAGAAACCGCCGGTGCAACCCTTCAAGAAACTAGAGCCAAAGAAGAGCAGCTTCAAACTGCCACGACGGATTTGAGCGGCAAAAGAGAGACCGCCGGTGCCACGCTTTTAGAAACAAGAAGCAAGGAAGAACAGCTTCAAACTGCCACGACGGATTTGAGCGGCAAAAGAGAGATCGCCGGTGCAACCCTTCAAGAAACAAGAGGCAAGGAAGAACAGCTTCAGACCGCAACCGCTGATCTAGTAGGAAAACGCGAGCAGGCTGGTGCTGCTTTGTTGGAAAACAAGGCGTTCAACGAACAAATGCAAGCGGCAATGAAAGAGTATAT